GGTATTGATGGTTCATCTGGTGTAGCCCACTCTGCTGGTGCTGTAGTGCGCCATATGGCAATTGGTCGTGATTATCGTGAGGCTAATCAACACATTGAAAATACTACAACTGCACACGGATTAACTCTTGCTAACGTAACTTTATCAACTGGTACAGGTAATGTATCAACTACAATGCTTGCGTCTAATGCAGTAACTACTGCAAAGATTGCTGACTCAAATGTAACTACAGCAAAGATTGCTGATTCTGCTATTACCTCTGCTAAAATTGCTGACGGTACTATTGCTACTGATGATATAGCAGACTCTGCTATTACTAGTGGTAAGATAGCAACTGGTGCAGTAGGCACAGTTAAAATTGATGACCTATCAATTACTACTGCTAAGATTAATGATAGCGCAGTAACTGCTGCTAAGATTGGCGCAGATGCTGTAACTACAGCGAAGATTCTTGATTCAAATGTTACTACCGCAAAGATAGCAGACAGTGCAGTTACCTCTGCGAAGATAGCAGATGGCACCATTGTTGCTGGAGACATAGCAGATGGTACTATTACTTCGGCTAAGATTGCTGATGGTACTATCGTTGCTGGTGATATAGCAGACGGAGCAGTTACATCTGCTAAAATCCTAGACGGTACTATTGTTAACGCAGATATTAATGCAACTGCTGCTATTGCTAAAACCAAGTTAGACCTTGGTGGAACTATTACATCTGCTGACTTGGTAGATGGAACTATTGTCAATGCTGACATTAACGCCTCTGCCGCTATTGCTTTATCTAAGTTGGCAGTAGACCCACTAGCACGTGCTAATCATACTGGTACACAGACAGCCTCTACAGTTTCAGATTTTGATACACAGGTAAGAACATCTCGGCTTGACCAAATGGCAGCACCTACTGCTGCTGTATCTCTTAATAGCCAAAAGATTACAAACCTAGCAAATGCCGTAGACAATGGAGATGCCGTAAGTCTTGGATACTTGACTAGTCAAAAGGGTATAGCAAATGGTATTGCTGAACTTGATGGTTCAGGATTGGTTCCTACCCATCATCTTCCAGCCCTTGCTATTACCAACACATCTGTAGTTAATTCAGAGGCTAATATGCTTGCTCTTACCGCACAGGTTGGTGATATTGCAGTTCGTACAGATGTTAATAAATCATTTATTCTTACAGCAACTCCTGCTTCTACATTAGGTAACTGGCAAGAATTGTTAAGTCCAACAGATGCAGTTTTATCTGTTGATGGTAGCACAGGTGCAGTTAGCCTTTCAGGTACATATATAAACAGAACTACTGGTCAATTACTAGGTAACTTAGATGCTAATACACATAAAGTTACTAATTTAGGAACTCCTACAAGTAATGGAGATGCTGCTACAAAGGCATATGTAGATACCGTTGCTGGTTCTGCTACTGCTGCTGCAGCCTCCGCTGCTGCCGCTGCAACAACCTATGACAACTTTGATGACCGCTACTTAGGTAGCAAGTCATCTGCTCCATCTGTAGATAATGATGGCAATGCACTTATTACTGGTGCTCTTTACTGGAACTCAGTAGATAACGCTATGTATGTTTGGAAGGGTTCATCTTGGGGTTCAATCTCTTCAACTGCAGACATCTTCCGTTTCCGTTATACAGCATCAGGTGGAGAAACATCTAAGTCAGGTGTAGACGATAATGGTGTAACACTTTCTTATCTTCCTGGTAAAGAACAGGTATATCTAAACGGTGTACTTCTTGTCCGTACTACAGATTACACAGCATCTAATGGAACAAGCATTACTTCTCTTGCTGCATTAACTGCTGGAGATATTCTTGAAATTATTACCTTCACAGCCTTTGATTTAGCAACTTCAATTTCTAATACACTCTTTGATGCTAAGGGAGATATCTTAGTAGCAACTGCTGCTGATACCCCTGGCAAACTAACAGTTGGCACTAACGGATATGTCCTTAAGGCTAACTCAGCAACAGCAACAGGATTGGAATGGGGCGTTTATGACCCACTTCCTAGCCAGACTGGAAATACTGGCGAGTTCTTAACAACTGACGGTTCAACAACTAGTTGGGCAGCCATAAGCCAAGTACCTTCTCAGACTGGTAATGCGGGCTTATATTTAACAACAAACGGAAGCGTTGCTTCTTGGGCTACAGTTAGCGCAGGAGTAAGTAGTGCTAAAGTTTACTTTATGAAAGGATAACAAATGGCAAGTGGATTCTTGGGAAAATCTGTCCCAACAGCAAATACTTGGACATTACTTTACACTGTTCCTAGTAGTAAAGTAGCAAGTATTTCTATAAACGCAGTATATACAGGAACAGCAACAAGTGGTACTTATGTAGATATTGCTACATCAACATCTAATACCGCTGCAGGTGCAGGTATTGTAGCAAGTGAATATATAATGTGGAACTTAAATCTTGACACACTAGGTGCATCTTTAGAAAAAACTGGTTTAGTCATAGATGCAACAAACGCCCCATATGTTTGGGTTCGTTCAAGTCAAGGTAGTACATCATTTCAAGTATACGGATATGAGGAATAATAATGGGTCTAACAGTATCAGAACCAAATAATAAAAGAGAAGTAGCCACTGATAACCCAATTTTTGGTGGTGGAAATATAGAAACATTTTTCCAAAATGGAACTTTCACTTTACCTACTGGTGTAAAAGTAATTAAAGTCCGTGTTTGGGGCGCAGGCGGTGGCGGATATGGTGGAGTTTCAAATCCTAACAGTTCTGGCGGTGGAGGCGGTGGTGGATATGCTGAAAAAATTATTACCTCACCTAACTCAACTTACTCTGTAACTATTGGAGCAGGTGGTATTCAATCAACTGGTGGCGGAACATCTAGTTTTGGTTCTGCTGCATCTGCAACTGGTGGTGCTGCTGGTAATGGTGGTAGTTCATTTAGTGGTGCTTCTGGCGGTGCTGGTTCTGGTGGAGATATAAATAGAACTGGTGGCATTGGTGGTCCGTGTGTCAATAGCAGTATGGCTTCAGGTACGGGTGGAGGTAGTGCTGCAGGACCTTGGGGCGACGGATTTGCTGGAGGTGGCGCACAAAGCCAAGGAAGTGTAGGTTGCGGTGGTGGTGGAATTGGCGGTCCAGGTGGTGGAAGTAATAATACTGCTAATCCAATACCTGATTGTGGATATGGCGGAGGCGGAAGCGCTGGTGCTTCTTACAATCTTCAAGGTGGACCTGGAAAACTTACTGCTGGTCAAATGGGTAAAACAAATAATAGAGTAGATTCTAGTAGTTATCCTGCAAGTACATCTAGACCATATATGATAACTCCAACTGGTGGCGTAGTATCTTTAGAAAATATGCCAGGACAACAGTCTTATGGAAGATTTTTAGGAGATATTGTTGCTGGTCACGGTGGTGGCGGTATTACATTATTTCAAGTTCCAGGTGATTTTGATATAGCAGCAATCGCTGGCAATGGTGGTCTAGGTGGCGGAGGTGGCGGAATTGGCTTTAAAGATTCTCCTCCTTCTAGAGTATCTGCTGGTAACGGCGGCATCTTCGGCGGCGGTGGTGGTATTGGTGCAAACGGAAATACTTATAACACTAGAGGTGGCAATGGCGGTATTGGTGGTGGTGGTGGTGGAAACGCAGCAAATAGTGGAACTCAGCATCCATCAGGTAAAGGCGGCGACGGCTTAGTCGTAGTGGAGTGGTAAATATGAAATACGCAAGAATAGTAGATAACAAAGTATGGGAAGTATTTACCCCACCAGTTGGCGTAGATATTTCTGAATGTTTTACTGCTGAGTTAGTTGCTCAATTTATTGAGTGTCCAGAATATGTAGACCCAAACTACACATACGATGGTACGCATTTCTCAGCACCAATTGTAGAAGAATAATAATCTCCCTGGGCAAGGATTAAAACTGCCCAACTAATTTTATAATAAGGAGAACCAATGAGTAAAGCAAGAGACCTAGCAAACGCAGGTACCGCATTAACAACCGTATCTGCAACAGAGTTGGGATACCTAGATGGTGTTACCTCTGCCGTGCAGACACAGATTGATAGTAAGGAAGCAACACTTCCTAGTCAAACGGGTAACTCGGGTAAGTACCTAACTACTGATGGTTCTACTAAATCATGGGGAACAATTAATTTATCTTCATATGCTACAACTGCAACAGTAGAAGATAATCTCATAATAGACATTATGGATGCATACTAAAAACGAAAGGTAACACAAAATGGCAGTAACACCGAAACTGTTTTACAGAGCAGCAGGGGCAACTGGAAATGCAACACTCGTTACAGTTCCTGCTGGTAAAACTTGGATTATTACAAATATTGTAGTATCAAATATAGGTTCATCATCCAGTACTTATACTATGGATTTGGATGACGACTCTGGAAATTTAGTTCTTTTTTTACCTCAAGTTAGTATACCAGCATACGGCGTAGAGGTTATTGATGTAAAGCAAGTGCTTAGTGCTGGTAGAAGAATCTATGGTTCAACTGGTTCAACAGATGTTAAGTGGCACATCTCGGGAGTGGAGATTTCGTAATGGGATTAAAAACATATCCGTTTGCCGAAATACCAGCACAGGCTGGTCAGTCAGGTAAATACTTAACCACAAATGGAAGTGTACCTAATTGGGGTTCTATATCTGCTGGTGGTATGACTTTGTTATCAACTACTACTTTATCTGGAACCGCCATTACTGTATCTTCAATAAATCAATCATATAATATGTTATATGGCCTAATTGTTAATACTCGTACTTCCCCTAATAACTATACACTATCTATGAACGCAAATGGTGATGCAACACTTGCTGATTATTTTAGACCAAATGGTACTGCAATAGCGGGTACAAGTAGTTCCACCTGGGACTTTGGTGGTGGTACTGTTTTTAACACAGCAGCAACTAATGAAAATTGTGTGTTTTTTACTATACATAATTATTCTTCAACGGTTGGTTACAAACCAACAGCCTCTCAGGCAGCATTTTATTCTTCAGCAACACAAAAAGACCGCAGGTGGTGTTTTGGTGGCATTATGACTACTTCCGCTATAACAAGTATTCAAATTGCATCAACGCAATCTTTAACATCTGGGACATTTTATTTATATGGAGTTAAATAATGAGTAGACCAATAATTAGAGTACATAATTCTGAAACCAATGAAGTAATTGATAGAGAAATGACAGTTGAAGAATTTAATACTTGGCAAGAAACAGTCAATCAATTAAATTCCTCTAAAAAAGAAGAAGAGTTAAAAAATAATGCTCGTGCAAATATTTTAAAACAATTAGGCATTACAGAAGAACAAGCAAAAATTTTACTTTCTTAATTAAGGAGCACTGTGGCTGGTCGTGATATAACCGAAGGTCGTGCCAATCAAGCAATTGCTGTTGATGTTGGTATCGTATCTACAAGTACATACTGGCAGAATACATCTGACTCATATGATGTAGCAGTTGGTGGACAACCATTCTTCTATGCCATAAATGACCAACGTCCATACATTAGACAGACTGCACCTTATAAAAAGGACCAGTTTGATAATGGAGCAGAGCCAGGTGAGCAATCACTTACTGGTTGGTGGATTAGAAGTCAGTCATCATTTCACGGTGGTGAAGGTATTAAGTTTTATGACCCATCTGCTGGTGAGACAGTTACTCATAGATTTACAGATAGCAAAGGTGTTAATGTTTGGACTAAAGGTGAGGTAACTCTACTTAAAGATGTTGCTACTGGTCACGTAACTACATACCCAGTTGAATCTAATGGTCGTGCATTCCAACAATTACGCTCTATTAAATGGGGTAGTAATAATGGTGTGCTACTACACGATGGATATGATGTAGATAAGATTGATACTACTGGCGTAGAAACTCACTTTATTGATTACAATGCTGGTTCAGATGACAAGGTATATGCAATTTGTGATGATGGTACTACAGCCTATTGGGTAACTAATGACACTGGCCCATCTGGAAAATTAGAAGTAAATAAAAAAGTATTAACAGCAAACTCTGGAACTAGTGCAACTCCAATGTTTACAATTAATGGAGTCACGGTAACTAATGCCACTATGGAATATGTTAAAGACCGTATTGTTATGGCCGCTAATAATAAAATATATGAATTTCCTACTTCACAAGCAACAGCACCTACTGCTATATACACTCATTCAGATGATGATATTGTATTTACATCTATTACAGCATCTGGTCCTGCTATTTATATTGCTGGCTATAGTGGTATCCAATCATCTATATTTAAATTTACCCTTAATACATCTGGTGTCATGCCAACCCTTACTACAGCCATCACTGCAGCAGAAATGCCAGTTGGTGAAAAAATACATAAGATTTATTACTATCTAGGTTATATGATGATAGGGACCAATAAAGGAATCCGTGCAGCAGTTGTCTCAGACCAAGACGGCTCCATAAACTATGGTCCACTAATTGTGGAAACTACTCAGCCTTGCTATGACTTTGCTGCACGAGACAGATTCGTCTGGTGTGCAACTAGTGTAGATGGTGAACCAGGGGTTATCCGCATTGACCTTGGTAATGAAATAGAAACCTTACGCTTTGCTTATGCAAATGATTTATATTATTCAGGTGTATCTGGTGTAGATACTACATCTTGTGCATTCTTAGGAGAAACAGATAGGCTTGCATTTTGCACTGAAGCAGTAGACCAAAAGTCTGTAACTAATAAACAACGTACTGGAACTACTGCAACTATTACATCTAATGCACACGGCTATGTTGCTGGAGATAAAATATATGTTATTGGTGTAGATGCAGCACTAGATGGTGACTTTACTATTACTTCAGTAACTACAAATACAATTTCCTATACTACTGCTACATCTGGAACTATTGCATCTACTGCGGTAACTACTGGACTTGTTGGTAAGCCTGGATATTCATACTTAGAAGCAACATCTACATTAATACCTACTGGTTATTTAACTACAGGATACATTAGATACGGAACCCTTGAGCCTAAGAACTTTAAACGTTTACTTGCTCGTGGTGACTTTAATAAAGGTTCATTAGTACTTGAAACTGTAGATAAAAATGGTGTTGAGTATGACCATATTACCTACGAAGCAGGAGTAACTGCAGTTGAAGTTGGTACTAACAATCCTGATACAGCACAGGAGTATGTAGCCTATAAGTTTATTCTTAATCGTGATGCTACAACTACTAGCCAAGGTCCAGTATTTAAAGGCTATCAAGCAAAGGCTACTATTGCTACACCTAGACAAAGAACTATGCAGTTTCCTGTTTATTGTTTTGATATTGAAACAGATAGATACAATGTGATATCTGGCTATGAAGGTAAGGCACTAGCACGACTACAACTACTAGAAGGAGTTGAAGAGAATGGCGACGTTGTTACCTGGCAAGACCTTACTACTGGCGAAAGTCGTCAGGTAGTTATTGAGCAAGTCTCATTTACCCGTATGACTCCACCTGATAAAAGATTTGATGGATTTGGCGGCGTAATTGAGATAACTATTAGAACGGTATAACACTATGACACCTGCTGACTGGGCTGCAATTGCAGTATCTGTAACTACTTTACTTGGCGCATTGGCCGTAGGAATAAGACACTTAGTTAAACACTATCTGTCAGAACTTCGCCCCAATGGAGGCTCAAGTTTGCGTGACCAGGTCAACAGATTAGAAGAGAAGGTTGAATTTTTAACTACATTTGTAATAGAGGCATTTAAAAATGAAAGCAAATAATTTTCCTAAATGGTTTTATGATAACAATACTAATGCTGATTTTGAAACAGGGTTAGTAGAGTTTAAAGACAAAAAAAATCTTAAGTTCTTACAGATAGGTGTCTTTACTGGCAATTGTTCAGCATGGTTATTAAAGAATATTCTTACTGACCCATCATCATTGTTAGTAGATATAGACCCTTGGTGTGGTAATTTACCGCATGAATCCGTGTATGATTGGGCAGATATACAAGCAGCATATAAAGAACAAATAGAACCATATGGCAAGAAAGTTCAAGCACATAAAGCATTTAGTGGTGACTGGTTAAAAGATAACCGTGAAGTTAAATATGATTTTATTTACATTGATGGTGACCATCTACCTGAATCAGTAACCTTAGATGCTGACCTATCTTGGGACTTGCTTAAGTCAGGTGGTATTATGGCCTTTGATGATTATGAGTGGGACCATCCAGATGGTACAGATAAAAACCCTAAGCCAGCAATAGATGCTTGGCTTGCAAAACATAAGAATGAAATAGAAATAATACGTAAAGGATGGCAAGTATGGATAAGGAAAAAATAAATGACAACTGTTGCCAAGAGAGCCACACCTGCTGCAATTGCTGTTCTCCGTCAAGCGACGGCGTTAAGACCGAAGCGCAAGAAAGCCAGCGATGGTCTGCTTCCATCTGCTGCTCATCTGAAATCCAGTCCTAACTCAGACCATAACACAGGGTTTGCAGCCGACTTAACTCACGACCCTAATGGTGGTATAGATTGTTTTGAAATCTATGACAAGTTACAGTCAGATAAACGAGTAAAGTATTTAATATTTCAAGGTAAGATTTGGTCAGCCAAGAATGGTGAAGCCAGATATACTGGAGTAAATCAACATAATAAACACCTACATATTTCCATCAAAGATAACTGCGGTAACGATACGTCACCTTGGTTTCCTTGGTTGGGAAAAGCAACAACACTAAACAAAGTGGTAGCGGCAACAAAGCCTTTACCGAAGAAGGAGAACAAATGAAAGATTTAATTGCTAAGTTAAAGAGCAAGAAGACTAAGGCTGCATTCAAGTCTTATGTCCGTGCTGTATTAGCATCGGCAGTAACAATGGGATTAGCACTGGCTGCTGACCTATCACCAGAGTATGCAATCCTAATCGGTTCTGTAACCGCACCATTGGCTAAATGGGCAGATAAGACCGAAAAAGAATACGGCATAGGCTCTAAATAAGTACTTTTAATTAGCCTTTAAAGGCTGTTTATAGACACGAATAACCCCCGCCCTAGTAGAGATACTAGAAAGCGGGGGCTTTTCTTGTTTTCTAAGCAGTTCCCCTCTACTTAGATAACTCTTTTACCACTTGGAGGATTTTATCTGGTTGTACCAAATAGCCCTTTGACGGATTAGGTTCTATATTACAGGTAATTGGATGACCATACAAGGTAATGGCACGCCGTAAATGTTCTATTGGTACTATCAATACAGTTCCTTCTAATACAAATGCCCAGTACTCAGCCTTAGTTGAGGAGATACCAGATGGATACCACTCACTATTATTGTGTGACCAACACACAGTTTCTATATATAAGTTGCCAGTATTTTTCCACTTTAAATCTGTTTTAACTTCTATGGTTTTACCATTAGTTAGTAGTTGATTAACTAACGACTCGCCTTCATGCCCTACTGATAAGTCTAAATCAAAGTCAGATAATTTACTCATAGTTCACATCAACAAACATAGATGCAGGAAGAATTGTTTTACCAATTATTCCATGCTTACTTCTATGTCTATCCCTTTCATCTTTAGTAGTTCCTGCCCATATTCCATGGACTAGGTTATCTATTGCGTAATCATAGCACTCGACTCGTACTGGGCAAGTACTACAAATTCTTTTAACATGATTAAGATAAGGATAGTTACCTTTTTCTTCAGTAAAAAATAACTCTACATCAATACCAGAACATGCTGGTGTATTACTAAATCTCATTATCCTCCTGTTGAATAAAAGCCACTTCCTTTAAAGTGTACTGGTGTAGAGGACCATATACGAATCATTAAATTTTTGCAAGAGGTACAAATAGGTGGATTAGAGTCAGTTGTTTCTATTACAATAACGCAAGTCTTGCATTCAAAATCATAGTATGGCATTAATCGCAATCCAATCCTATCTCATCTATTGGTGTAGGTAAAGTAACCAACGAGCCACAATTAACACACTCACCATCTAGAAAATAAAAGGCTATTTCTCCACTTTCAAAGGCTACTATAGCCGTAAATAATTCTGAACCACATAAACATATATCACCTATTGGATTGCCACGTAAGTCCATAGCATTACTGTAATCTTTCTTAAACAAATCTTTTATTTCTTTAGGCTCTTGTGTCATCGTCTTCATCTTCTTCTTTAACATCTAAGTTATCTACATCATTATAGGTACGCCATCCACCTAGATTTCTTATTAAAGAATTAACTGCACGTTCAACTCTCTTGCGTGCACCATCAGCAGATGTGTTTAATTCTTTGGCTAACTCACTCCACTCGGAGTTATCTGTCGTAAAACGTAGCCTTAAAATATTTTGTTTAGCCTCTGCTAACTGGTTGTAAGCCTTTTCTATATCTGACCTAAGAACTAACCAGTTATTTCCATCTGTAACTTCACCTGATTTGCCGAACTGAAAGTTAAGGTCTTTAATTTTTGTTGGTATCTCGTAACTATCCGCCAGGATAGATGGCAAAAATGCTTCAACAACTGAGGCATCGTAATAGTATAGGTCAACCATATCGTAACCAAACTTACGGGCTTTTTCTTGCTCACAATATTTTAGTGCAGCATTACGCAATGATTTTGCGATTAGTTTTTCTTTATCTTTAGGTGGTAACTTAGACCACTCTGTATATTTATTTGGATGGGTAACAAACCACATCCATAGAATTTGTTTTATATCTGCAGTTTCAACTATAGAATATTTTCTAGAATACTCTTGGGCAAGGGAGGATACAAGCAAATTATATTCTTGTACCCATGCCTCAGTCATAAATTAATCTGTGCCTTCCCATTGTCCTCTTTGTACCAATAGTCCTATTATAGCATAGTTAGCCAGGTCTATAAGGGTATCTTCAATGGATTCAAAATTGGGCGTGGCGTCCTTATCCGCTAGGTTATTTAGCCTAGCCAGTTTGTCATACATCCTCACACGCAATCCATTCATAGCACCGCCAGGAGCAAGGGCTATATTTAATGGCCCATAATCCTCTTGTTTTCTCATCATAATACTACGCAGTTCGTTAAGTATTACATCAACATCACTTGGATTCTTCATCTAATATCTCCTTCATACTGGTATCAAACTGTTCCATTGCTGATACTACTTGTATTTCATCTGTAAATTGTTTGCCTTCTCCTATGCTACTAGCGTATATAACTGTAGCCAGAAGGGTAAGCATACGCATAGCATCATCTGGTTCTTCTTTTATAACTAAATATATATCTCTTAATGCATTTAATATATCTAACCCTTGTCCGTCTGATATGGCAAGGCCAACCATGCGTCTATTATCTCCTACAAAATCCCAAAATTCTTCATCATTGTCCCAAGCATTTTCGAATTCGCTCATCTATCCATTCCCTTCCTTCTTGCACAATGATACTGTTAACATCGTGTCCTTCTGGCATTTGTAATAAATTAACATTATGTAATTCTCTACTTAATCTTTTACCAAACTCTAACCCTGCGTTATCACCATCGGCTAATACAATTACTGTTTCAAAATCATCCAGTATTTTTGCATAGTATGGTCTCCAATTATTAACTCCAGGTATACCAACTGATGGATGTCCTGTCTTAACTGATAGAACTACTGTGTCTAATTCACCTTCAGTTACACATACATAACTACCTGCTGTTAGTACTACTTGTGCATTAAACATTGTAGTCTTAGCCCCAGGTACACCCATATACTTAGGGTCTTCATGATTGTTTGTGCTTCTAAATCTTATATCAACCACACCTGATGGTGTGATGTAAGGGATTGCTAATCTATTTCTATAAGCCTCATGACCTGGTAAAGGTTCTGCTACTACACCTAGATTAAAACTTCTGGCCTCTTCTACCGAGAGATGCCGAGTTGAAAGATACTCTTCTGCTAGATGAAGATGCTTTGCGTATTGGTCTGTTGCCTGTAAGAGATATGCTCTCTGCGAATTTGATAGCCTCAATATAATTACCTCCTTCTTTATACATTATTAAATCATATACATCACCTTGCACTTCGCAACCAAAACATTTAAATCTATTATCATCAAAGTTAATGGCTGCTGATGCATGTTTATCACCGTGAAATGGACACTTCATCTTGCGCCAACCATGCCCTACGGCTGGCAGGGTGGCGCCAAGTTGTTCTAAGTAGGCAGCAATACTGTGCTTATCCATAACAACAATCCTATCAGTTCTTGTTGAAAAAATGTTAATAGTATTAATAATTCATTTATCATTTATAATTTTCCTAATTAATTCTATCCATATTTTTGCTGGCATTGTGGCATACCATTCTCCTACATCTCCTTTACCTATTCGTTTATGTATAACTACACCTGTCCATGCTTCATCATTTTTAATTTCTACTTCTAGTTCTTTTACCCATGCGGATAGGTCTAGTTTTATATGGTTTTTTACCTCTATAACTACACCATTAACTCCTGCTATATCCCCTTTGTCTAAGTGTGCACCTGCAATCCTACGTTCTACATAAGGGAACCATTTTTTTAACCAATTAACTACATCTCTTTCTGCACTAGAACCCTTTGCTTTGCGTGGATTGCTCATTCAAACTCCTGTTGTTGTGGCATATAACGAATCACTACATCATCTAGATACATAGATTCTGGGTTGAATGCAAGAGTAACATAGTTGTTACCTGTTTGGTCTGCTTTACCATAGCGATTTTTAACTGCAGCAACGCAGAGATAATTCATATCTGCTTGTTTCATCTGACCAATAGTTAATACCATGGCTGGTATCTGATTAACTAATCCTTGGATAGATGACCTTGGCTGACATGGACTACCTTCATATCCTTCTTTGGTATGGTGCAATACAAGTAGTGCTGCGTTTGTATCTCTGGCTAGATACTTAAGTTCTTTCATGGCTGCACGCATACCACCGAACTCATCGTGTCCATCCATTGCTATGTCCATTAAATTATCTACAACTATAAGTGCTGGACTTTTACCCCATATGGTTTCAAATGCTGATACTTCTTCATCTAAATCTTTTAGTGTTGGGCTGGATTCAAAGCACCAAAACAAATGATTACCATTGGCTAATACTTCTTTTGCTTTTTCTGGTTGGCGTTTGATTAATTGTTCTGCTTGTTGTTGGCTAATGTTACCTGTCATTGCAATTAATCTCATAGCCATAGTGTGTGCATTAGTATCTGCGCTAAAGTAAAGAGTTGGTAGTTTAGTTTTAGCAGCAATTGCTAATGCAATTGATGATTTACCTGCACCTGGGGTGCCTGCTATTACTGTTACTTCTGCTCTGCGTAATATAATTCCTGCGTTTTCAAATACTTTAAATACTGCAGGTAATGGTTCGCCACCCACATTAGTATTGTTAACACTTCTAATTAATGTTTTCATTACTCTCCTTTATAGAAACGGGGACTGGCACCACTACTCAGTCCCCGTTTGCTGTTAGATACTAAGCGAAAATTGGCTTAGTTCTTTGCTCTGTTGGAATCTTTGGTCCAGTCCAACGAGGTCCTGCTGCTGGGTCATAAAACGCTTTGTATGGTTTGCCAGTTGCCTGTGCCTTGCCATACTTTAGAACCATTACTCCGCGTTCACATGTTGGTGCACCTGGCTTGTTGTATACCCAAGTGTTACCCCATTTATCTTCTACTGTTTCTTCTCCACCTGATTCTGTAGGTGAGATGTTTGAATTAAAACTAGAAGCAATATCTGCTACGGACATTGGCTTACTTGCTGATGTCCCTTTAACTGCTAGTTCTACTTCAGTAACTGCATCGGTAATTGTATGTATACCTTGTGCAATCATGTCAGCAAATTGGTCTGCTGTATCTGCACGCAGAGTTATCTGTGTGCCTCCTGCTGTTTTGAGATTGATACTGATTGGTGATTCAGTGCTACTCATTTTTCTCCTATTCAAATGTAGTGGTTAAACCTTTTTGGTCTCTCCACTTTCTTGCTTTTATGGCTAATTGTAAACCTTTCCAGCCCTCTTTAATATCTATCCACACTAACTTACATGTTCCAGTTCCTGCGGGTAGATGGATAATGATAGCCTTATCTTTGTTTACTTCGCCCCATGTGCCACGGGTTGCCGTTGCACTATCATACGGCAAGCCGTTAGCATAGATAGCCAACTGTATTGCGATATTACTTGGATGGTCTATGCGACCAGTCTTTATATCTGCAATAAATAACTCACCGTTATACTCAACAAGCCTGTCTGGTGTGCCAGCAATTTTATATTTGTCTAACACACTGAACTGTTCAATGAACCGCTTGTTAAGAATCTTTGTTGCATGTTCATAGGCTTTAACATCTGGTGCCCATTCATCTGGCACCACACCTAAGTCTTGTCCTAAATCTAATCGTTCAGCAAATGAATGGATTGCTGTGCCTATGTTGGCTGCTTTGTTTGCTCCTGCTACTTGCATAGCATCTTCAATCAAAGAGTTAACTGCTAACTTATCATCTTGTGCTGCTGTTATTGATAACAATATATCTGGTCGTGTAGTTAAACCAATTGCAGCCATCCGCATTTTCCATGCAGTTAATGCTGAAGCATCATCTAATGAGTTGGCAATAGTAGTTGCCCTTGTATAAGCCACTGGTTTACCACCTGATGGTGGAACTATTAGTGGTCTACCGTACCTATCTCTATCTATTTCTTGCGCCATGTTCTCCTTTATGAGTCAGCCCTGAGAAAGGAGATAGCCGAAACCAGGGCTGCTCAAGATTAGTATATCACATACTAGGCTTCAGGATAGCACGACTCTACCATGAGGTCGTCTACCCATACATCGCCATCAACTGTTAGGTTGATTTCAAATGCATCTTCAAGGATTTCCCTGGCTGCATCTGCATTAGGCGCTTCTATACCTGTAACTGTGGCTGTGATAGTTACTGTTGCTGACCATGACTTAGTTAGTTCGTCAGTACCTATGTCTTTAAGTAACTCATTGACATCATCTACTTCGGCTACGATTTCTGATTGGTCTGTTTCATATCTAGCCTGAAAGAACTCTCTAACATCATACTTAAGGCTGAGTAGTTTGCGTTCTAATTGTGCTAGTTCTGTTCTGTATGCTTCATCTTTATTGATTGTATCTATTAAAGATTGATTAGTAAATGTGTAGTTGTTACCATTTATCTCAATAGATACTGTTGGTTCAGCACCATCTACTTCTACATATCTCATTGTTATCTCCTATTCTTGTAGTAACCACGGGTCTAAGTGGTAACCTTCCACGATGGCGTGGGCAGGCGCTGAACTCTGGCCACGCCAGAGAACTCCACTTGGTAGTTCTATCATTCTATTATAACACTCTTCATTACATGCTTCAATAGCGTATATGCAAGGTTGCACCATAGATACTGGAACCATTGGATAATGGTTGTGTCGTAGATGTAATTTAATTTGGTATTTTAAATCTGTATCAGAACTGGCTAGTTCTGTAGCAAAAGTTCTACCCATTATCTCACCTTGATTGATGTCTGTAGATGAGTAGCACCTTCTGCTTTGTCGCAGTCATTACACCAATAACCATATAGACCATTGGCAAACAATGATTCTGATACCACTCGTTTTTCTTTTCTACACACATTACATTCTTTTATTGCAGATATTATACTCATTATGATACCAATAATTCAAGTGCTCTAGATTTAATGCCATCATTACGACCAGCCATTGTGCTAACTGCAAGGTTCTTACCTTTAGCATTGTAATCAGCCCACTCTACAACTGCGTGCCACATACCAAACTCTGTGTTCTGTATGTTTTCTTGTGTAGGTGAGGCTGCATATATATCAAACACTTTTGCTCTGGCTGAAACTGCGTTTGTATACTGTCTTTTCTCTGGCTTAGATAACATATCATAAGGAACTTCTTCTATTTTAGAAGGTAATGGAAATACTTTCTTGAAGTAGTTCTTAGCATGTTCGTGACTAGCCTTTTTATCTAGTAGGTAGTTAGCCAAATCTGTATAGTCATTAGCCATATCATAGGTTAGTTGTATGATGTTGGCTATCTCTGATACTGATAGCACTGCATTACTTGTATGACTTAAACTATAAGTATACTTGTTTTTATTTTTGTATATTTTATTAACTTGATTCATACAAAACAATCGTTCAATTACTGGTTTGATTAGCACTGAACTGCTGCCATCATGACTAGTTCTGGCTAGTAAGAAGGCTGAGTGTGGGTCATTAGCAATAGTCATTTCTAATGGAGTTTCCATTAGCATCCATACTTTTGCACCACCATCATACTCACCTGCTGCTGCATATCTAAGACCACTAGAATCAATTAAGTTATCTAATGCTCCAAAGATTTCTGCATTCTGAAATACTTTATAGCGGTTACCTACTACACCAATGGCTGATGTTTCACCGAAAGGTGTTGTTTTGATTACTGCTTTTTTATCTGTTACTGGTATGCGATTAACTGTATCGCTACCTGGTATTTGATAATTAGCATCTATATCATGTAATGAAACTGTCCAGTCTAGTCCTGCTTGACTGGCTACTTCACTGGCTGATGTTGCTTCGACTGCAACGCCTGCTTTATTCCAGGCTGCTGCTCTAGTCTTGCCGTGTATAACTTCTTTAGTTGTTGTCATTATCTATCTCCTCTACATCTATAGCATAAATTGTATCTATAACTTTTGGATGTAATGATTGAGCCATCTTTGTAAACTCTTCTGGTGCCCAGTTTGCATCAAATACTCTGCGTAATAATTTTGCTAGTGGATAATCTGGTTGAGTATTTAATACATCAACCAACATTAAATCAGCGTTAAGTATTTGGTTAGTCTGATACAAATATCCAGCAAAGATTGTGGCTAATGGGATTGCTTTATCTTTAACAATAACATTACCAAGTAGTGATACATACTCACCTATATAATCAATATCTTTTTCTAGGTGAACACCCATAATAAAGTCACGGATTTGTAGGTTCTCATTAGTAGCAATGGCTACCTCTGCTATATGTGTAGCCGTAGGCATAATTCCATCTGCTACATCATCAATTGCTTTACGAATATCCTCAACAATACGGACATTTGTATCACGGTCATATGGATTGTATGTTCCTTCTTGTTTAGTTAACTCTTGTTTTACTTCATTACGAAGTGCATCTAAGTTATCTAGGTCTATCATTTTATCTCCTTTGTTTGAGGGCGCTTCGCCCCTATTGGCGGCGCCCGATACTATAGATACTGGGCTATTGAATTGTATGTAGATGTTGACACAACTTCTTCATCAGTAAGTTTAAGAATACGAAGTGCATTTTCAATCTCATCTACTGTATCTTTATATGTATGTGCAAGCATAACTTGATATGTACGCTCAGGTTCTTTAGGAAACTCTGATTCATTAACACTTAAATCAAAGTCAACATTAAGTGTTGATGCCCAACCACGGTAGTTGGTGCGTAGATTTACAGCCTTTGCTACATTATCCATGGCAAATTTTATAACTTCTTCTCTCCATTTGTCCATAGATTTTTGGTATTTGGCTTCAAGTTCATCTTGTATTTTGTATTCAGCCTTGATTACTTCGAGTCTATTTTCTAATGCTTTGATTACCTTTTGTGTAGGTATCTTTACATTAATTGTCCTGCCATTTCCTCTTGCCATTGTATCTCCTTTGTTAGTTGATGTCCCGTGTTCGCAGATGGCGGGACCACCCATCTCAAAAAGAATTACTAATCGGAAGGCTATGGATAAACCATTAGTAACTCACTGCGTATCTACTTGTATCCTTGCAAGTAGAATTCTAGTACCATCCTTTAGCACGCCAATGTGCCCATGCTTTTGATGGTTTTTCGTAGCGGTGCTGGATATAAGCCAGTCCCCGCTCAACTTGCAGCGGGGCTGGCGTGTGTGGTTTAGTGTTAAGCATCTGGGCTATTCCATATGCACTGGACTTAGGGTTATCTGCATGTTGTCGCCATCCAGATTCTTTACCCCAAAGTTTTGCTAGTGCACGCCATTCAGACTTGTTCCAATGTGGGTACTCCCATTTCATTAGTGCTTTGGCGTATGCTTTGGCCATTGCTGGTGTCCACAAAGATGTGTTTGTGCAGTTGTCTTGTACTTGAACTGCTACTGCTGCTGCGTGTGCTGGACTGGGTAAGAATGGCGTTGACAAGAATGTTAGTAGCCAACTTAAATACCCTGCTAATAATCTCTTCATCTAATAAACCTCCATGTGAGATAGCCAAAGAGTATGAGGAATGTCCAGGATTGTGATGGTGTGAGGTATGAACTCGCAAAGATTTGTTCAATCATTTCACCCTAACAATCTCTTGGCTATGCTTGATACCTGTATCAAACTCTAGTATATGCCATTCGCTTGGGTCTTCAAGTGCTTCATCGCCTGCTCTATCTACATCTACATGTGTAGTTCGGCGTCTAACTCTTGCCATAATCCACACGGTGTGTTCCCATTGTGGGGTATCTTCGTCAAGCATTGGATTCCTCCTCGTTTTTTATAAGGTCGTTAACTGTTGGTTCTGGTGCTGACCAGAGTTTGCGTGGTGTGTTAGCAATTAACTCATCGTATACATCTAATAGGTCAAGCATTGCGTAGGCAAATGCTTCTTTGATTTGAAGCAGTTCTTCTTTTGTTCTTGTCATTGGTTACCTTTGCATCTTGCGTCTGGTTGAGGCGACATCACTCATGCGCTGAATGATTTCGTTCTGTGTCTTGATTATATAGATGCTATATCCAATGGTCAAGATGCTAGCAATAAGGGCTATCATAATACCTATCATTGTTCCTGTATCTAGATACATTACTTGCTCCTTTTTTGTGCACGAATAGCCAACTTAGCAGGACTATATCCGTCAATAGTTCTGCCTGTTTTCTTTTGAACCTTTGGCTTTTTTTTCCAGGCTTTGCCGTTCTTTCTATCTGTTGTTGCCATGCTATCTCCATTCGACTCGTAGTTATCCAATGAACCTACTTTGCGGTTCCATAAAATAAAAAAAATTTTTGGTGGCAAGGTGAGGCACTAACCCCACCTTGCCTGTTGCTCAATGTTCTAAGCAACCCATATATTTATTGATTTGATAATGGCATGTGCTACAAATCGTAGCCCATGATGGTAGAGCAAGGTAAGCATTTAACTCATCTTGCTCGAACATTGGGAAGACATGTTTGCCAAGGAATAACCAACCAGGAGGACGGTCAGTTATATCGTATGCCCCTTCTAGGTATTCGCCATCACGGTTTGTCCATTTATGGCCATACCCTTTCTCATCAGGGATATCAATAGATAGAGCAGGTTCTGACTCCTGCTCACATCTATTAATCTGTTGAAAGTCTTGTGCGTATTGGGCACTAGAACCTTCTTGAAGTAGATTACATTCTACGCAATACTCATCACGAGTATCCAGCGATGTGGCTGGATTCTCGTGTGAGCATGAGAAAGACTGCGTAGAAGATGACAAAGCAAATGATGTCATCAGGCTGGTTTATTAGGCCAGTGCGATGTCAGTGATTACAAGGTTGTCATACCAAGTGCCAGGCTTTTTGCCAGCCTTGGTTTCCATGTAGCCCTGAATGTTGACCACTGCGTCTGAGGTATCCACAAGATTTTTGCGGATGTACTCAAGGTGGTCAGGGTTAGCAGTGGTAACAATGCGTGAAGCAACGAAGACGGATTGGTAGGAACCGTCTGGTTGAGCAACTGCTCTGCTGTCAAGGATACCAAGATTGAAACGATTCTTGTTATCCCAGACCTTGTTAACACGGGCATTCTCAAATGAGAACTTATTCATGATTATCTCCTTTACACTAGGGGACTTTTCCCCTAGCACTAAGCGCAGGGGAAAATCCCATGCGGTTATTAGTTATTTACTAACAACAAGTCCCACATTACATGGCTGTCAAGTCCAGTCTTTTCATGGACTTGATTGCCATGTCAGTATAGAAATTTATTATTAACTGAGGCGCCCATTTACTAATGGCCTGCGCCGAAGACTGCTATCCGCTCAGCGTCTCTCTGTTCAGGACAAGCAGGTCTGTATGTGATATAGAGCAACTCGTATTGACCCCAGGATGTTTAAAGGAGAGTTGAGTTAGTATATGTATCTCCGTAAAAGATTTTCCCGTACAAAGTATATCCCCCATACCAGTATCCTTTTGTCCTATTTTATACTGATTTTTGGGCTAATAAAAAAATACTTTAAATAAAAGTGTCCGTTTTAGGCCTTTGGACGGATTAAACAGTATAGAGACTGTTTCTGTTTTTAACAGTAGCAAGTCCTTGGGGGACTTGCGTTACAGACTGAACTTAAGAACTGTTACAACTGATGAAAACGGGACAGGACTAATGACATTTAACAAGGGCAATTCTAACCCTAAATCTCTTGCTATGGCGGAGGCAAAGGCTAAAGTTTTAGCCCTCGTGGCCGAAGGCCACTCAGTCCATAAGGCTATGGAAGTCTGCGGCAAAAAACCTGACACCGTGAGAATATGGATGCTTAGGGATAAAAAGTTTGCTGCTGACCTAACCGAGGCTAAAGCCACCGCAAAGGATGCTTCCCTTGCCTCATTGGGTATTCCAAAAGAAGAAATAGATTTCCCAAGATTCTCCGAGATATTCTTACAACAGAGGGTATTCCCCCACCATCAAGATTGGATTGACTTACTAGAGGATAGAGAGCCTTCATGGCTTCACCCTAGTATGGTTTACGAAAAGGGCGACCCAGCCCGTCTCTTAATCAACGTGCCACCTGAGCATGCTAAGAGCACAGTTATCACCGTAAACTACTCCACATATCGTATCGCTCTCAATCCGAATATCCGCATTATCGTGGTTTCTAAAACGTTAATCAAAGCACGTGAGTTCGTGTACGCAATCAAGCAGAGACTCTCCCATCCACGCTGGTTAAAGTTGCAAACAACTTTTGGCCCTGAAGGTGGTTGGAAAGAAGATTCAGACACTTGGCGAGTTGATACGGTTTACCTTGGGAGCGATGCACGAAATTCAAGTGAGAAGGACCCAACCATTCAAGCACTTGGTATGGGTGGACAAATCTATGGTGCTCGTGCTGACCTCATCATTCTAGATGACTGCATAACTACAGCAAACGCCCATGAGTATGAGAAACAAATCAACTGGCTACAAAAAGAAGTTATTACCCGTTTGGGTAAAAATGGTAAGTTATTAATCGTAGGGACACGAATTGCAGCACAAGACTTCTATAAAGAACTCCGCGAGACCAAGCACTGGTCTGGTGGTAAAAGCCCTTTTACTTATATGGGCATGCCTGCTGTTTTACAATATTCAGAAAAGCCGCAAGACTGGGAAACGCTCTGGCCTAAGTCGGACCTTCCGTGGGATGGGGATTCTGACGTACCTGACGAAGAAGGGTTCTTCCCGAAGTGGGATGGCAAAGCCTTATTCAGAAGACGTAGTGAGGTAACACCACAAACATGGGCGTTGGTTTACCAACAAGAAGATGTTTCTGAAGATAATATATTTCCACCTGCAATTGTTCAAGGTTGTATTAATGGACAACGCAAACGCGGACTGCTGAAAGCAGGTGCCGTAGGACATCCCTCGCGCATTGAGGGGTATACCATTATTGGTTTTGACCCCGCAATGGGCGGGAATGCCGCGTTTGTGGTGGCTACATATAACAGAGCAGACAGCAGGATATATGTTCTTGACTGCGTTAATATGTCAGACCCTACCCCACAAAAGATTCAAGACATTATTGAGCACTTGGTAGATAAATACAGACCACAAGAATTACGAGTTGAGATTAACGCTCATCAAAAAGCCTATGCATTAGATGATGATTTAAGAAATTGGTTAGCGGCATATGGCTGCCGTTTAGAATCTCACTTTACTAGCAAGAACAAATGGGACTCTAACTTTGGTGTAGCAGGTATGTCTATGCTAATGGGAACTATAAGGGATGAGAAGTTCCAAAAGAATAACATTATCGAGTTTCCTTCAACGGATAACTCAGAGGGTATGAAAGCACTAGTCCAACAATTAATAACTTGGAAGCCTAATACTCGTGGTAAGACTGACTGTGTTATGGCACTGTGGTTTGTTGTGCTGAGAGCACGGGAGTTTATGCAACAGACTAGCAACATCAGTAGGTATGCAAAGAACCGCTGGGCAACCAGAGCACAAACAGAAAGACGATACTCAGTTAATCTAGACGAAGCCCTTGCAGAGCAATGGCAAGAGACATACGGATAAGGAAACATTATGCCAAACCCAATTAAAGCAGTTAAAGCAATAAGCCGTGCCGTTGGTGGTATTACGGGTAAGGGTGCTAAACAAGTAAACCCTGTTTATCGTCAATCATATAGACAAAAAGAAGTAAGAATTAAAGGTGAAGGCGAAAAAATAGAAATTTTAAGAGCCAAACAAATGTTACGTCAAGCCGTAGATGAAGGTTATTTAAAAAAACCTGCGGACACTGCTAAAGGAAACAAGCGTGGACTTAAGGCTGCTAATGCTAAAGTTTCTAAAAGAAATAGAGACCAAGTTGATACTCCAGTTAAACGCATGCAACTTAAGATGAAAAATCCAGCACGTGCAAATCGTACTCGTGGTGGAGATATGAGGGGATATTAATGGCTAAGTCTAAGAAAATGAATCTTGGTCCTACCAAGAAATTAAAACCATCTGGCAATATTAAATTTACAAAAGATTATATTTTTGACCCAGGCAACAAAGCAGATTATGCAACCTACATACTAGGTGGACCTGCTACCCGTGCAGTTGGTGGTATTGCTAAAGCAGGTAAAAGATTTGTAAGTAAAGTTTACAGAAACATGGGTAGATAATGCCTGTATCAAAAATTGCAAAGATTATTGCTAAGAAGCGTGCTGTAGATATTGCTAAGAAAAAAATAGCAAAGGTATCTACTCAAGAAGCCCGTGAGGCTGCTCGTGAAGCACGTAAACCTATAGGTGGCATGAGTGCTCTTAAACGTTCTGGTGGAACTATTCCAACTAGGCCAACTAAAGTTCCTAGAGACCTTTCTGTTAAAAAAATTACACCACCTGGCAAACGTAGTGTTTATCAAGAAAGAATTAAAAAAGCGGTTAGAGAAGGAACTGGTGTTCCTGCGCCTAAAGGTAAAAAATATACTGGACCAATTAATCCACCTGGACCTAAGAATCGTCCAGCAGGTTTAAAGTTTACTTCTAAAATAGATGAGCGTGAACCACGGCCAAGACCTTTATCAAAGTTAGAAACTAATATTCTACGTGAAGTAGGTAAGCGTGATTATAATAAAGGTGGAGTAAATCCACTTGCATTTAAAGTGCAACAACAAGAAGCAGACCGTAGAGTTATTAAAGCCTTGCGAGAAATTAAAGCAGCGGAAAAGAAAGTTAAGCAAGTAGAAAAAAGAAATAGACGGGGCAGATAATGGCTAATCCTAAAAAAATAATCAAGGCTGTTAAAAAGGCTGCTAAGAAAAAGCCAATGGGTCCTAAGCAAAAGACTTATCAAATTCGTGGTGCTGAGGCTAAGAGAGAAAGAGAACTAGAAGCCCGTGGTGGTAGACCATCTCCAGAGTTTTTAGCAAAGTTGAGAGAAAAAACATTTAAAGAGATTGAAAGAAAAACTGGAAAGCCGATAGATAGAAGTAAGTATCTTAAGAAAGGCAAATAATTGTTATCAATAAATCAAATTGCAGCGAGAGTAGATTCTCTTAAAGACCGTGCTGCTGATAGAGATGCAAGGGCACAAGACGTACTTGCTGTTCGTAAAGGTAAGATTGCATCTGTATATCCAGAGTTCTTTCCAGAGGGTGTAGACGCAAACGTAGTTGCAAACTTTATTGACATTGTTGCCCGTGACTTGTCAGAAGTTATGGCACCGCTTCCTGCAGTTAACTGCTCAGCCGCTAATCAGGTATCTGACCGTGCTCGTTCTTTTGCTGACAAGCGTACTCGCATTGCTGCTAACTATTTTGCTCATTCAGATTTACAAGTGCAGATGTACACAGGTGCAGACCATTACATCACATTCGGTTTCGTCCCATTCATAATTGAATTAGACGAAGAGGCAGGGCTGCCGCGTATTCGTGTAGAAAGTCCAATTGGGGCTTACCCAGAGTTTGACCGCTACGGACGCTGCATTGCCTTCGCTAAAAGATATGAACTATCAATTGCTGAGTTAGTATCACAATTCCCAGAGTACGAAATGGAACTATTGGGTAGAGATGGATACGAACAAAACTTAATGGCAAGGATTGACTTTGTTCGTTATTACGATAAAGACCAATCTCTTATTTATGTTCCTAGCCGTAGCAATCTAGTTCTTTCACAAGCGGTTAATCCACTTGGAAAGATGATGGTTGTTGTTGCTAGACGCCCAAGCGTTGATGGTGAAATGCGTGGACAATTTGATGACGTACTAGGTATCCAACTACTTCGTAATAGGTTCGCATTACTTGCGATGGAAGCAGCGGAGAAATCTGTACAGGCACCAATTGTTGTCCCACAAGATGTTCAAGAAATTGAGTTTGGCGGAGATTCTATTATCCGCACAAACAATCCTGCAGGTGTTCGCCGTGTTGAACTGCCTATACCTAGCGGTGCATTTACTGAACAATCATTACTACAACAAGAATTAAGAACTGGTACACGTTATCCAGAATCACGTACTGGTAATCTTGATGCAAGTATTATTACTGGTCAAGGCGTTCAAGCCCTTATGGGTGGCTTTGATACACAGGTTAAATCTGCTCAGGCTATTTTTGCCTCCGCCCTTAAAGATGTTATCTCAATTGCATTTGAAGTTGATGAAACATACTTTGACTTTGAGAAGACAGTTCGTGGTGTAGATGCTGGTTCTCCTTACAGTATTGACTATAAGCCTTCTAAAGATATTAAGAGTGATTACTCAGCCGATGTTCGTTATGGCATGCTTGCTGGTCTTAATCCAGCACAGGGACTTATCTTCATGCTACAAGCATTAGGTGCTAAGATTATTTCTAAAGACATGGTTATGCGTGAACTACCATTTGGTATTAACGTAACTCAAGAACAAGAAAAAATTGAGATTGAAGAAATGCGTAACTCTTTACTGGGTGCGTTAGGGGCGTATACTCAAGCAATACCTCAAATGGCTACACAAGGAATGGACCCATCTGACATCATTGTAAAGATTTCAGATGTAATTAAAGCCCGTCAAAAGGGAGTAGCAATTGAGGATGCAATTGAAGAAATCTTCAGACCTGAAGAATTACCTCCTACTGGCGCTACACAGGTTGAGCAAACGTCCCCTGCTCCCGCTGCTCCAGTAGGAGGCATCCCTCCACAAGCAGAACAAGGTGGACTACAAAGTCTTTTATCTAGTTTAAATTCAGGTGGCGTAGGAACCGCTAGTGCAAGGACAGTAGTAAGAAGATAGTTTAGAAGGGGACCATGACTGCAATAGTTGGAATACAGGGTAAAGGCTGGGCAGTACTTGGCGCAGATACTTTAACCACATATACAGACAGACCTTATGTTGCTAAGGGATGCGATAAAATAGTAAAAGTTGGTGAGTATCTAATTGCAGTTGCAGGTGATGCAATTGTGGGAGATATCCTTAATAACTTATGGCAACCACCTAAAGTAATTAAGACGCAAGACCCAGATAGATTTATGATGATTAGAGTATTACCATCTATAAAACAAACTATAATAGATGGTGGATACGACCCAACACCTAAAACAAAGAATGATGATGACTCGGGTTGGGATGCATTAGTTTGTTTTAATGGAAAGATATATCAAGTTAGTGATGACTATGGATATATGCGAGATGATAAAGGTTTATATGCAATAGGTTCTGGTGGAACCTTAGCGCTTGGTGCATTAGCAGCAATGGAGTCTGAAACTAAGGCTCATGCCAAAGCATCAGGGGCTGCAAAGAAAGCAATCAATATAGCAATTCAATACAATGTGTGGTGCGGTGGTACCGCAAATGTTAAAACACAATTTACTAAGTAGGAGGAAGTGTGGCACAGCAAGGTGGATATAGAAAACCGAATAACCCAGCCCCAGTATCAGGCCCTGGCTCTCTTAGTCAACGCACTGATGGGGGTCCAACACAACCTGCAACCTACATATCAGGATTACCATACGGACAAGGACAACAAACCTACGACAATCAAGTAGCAGCGCCTATGGCTGGTAATCCAATACCACAAATGGAAATGCCAACGCCATTGTTAGCGCCTACTGCACGTCCTTCAGAACCTATTACTACTGGAATTGATATAGGTGCTGGCGCTGGTTCAGAAGTAAAACCAAAACTACCTAATCCATCATATACAATTCAAGATGTAATTAAAAATTTAATTCCATATGACCCGTCTGGTGATGCTGAGTTAATATACAGAAGTCTAATTGACGAAGGATACTAATGGCATATCGTCTTAATCCAATAGTAGCCAAGGCTAGTCCAAACCTTTATGCTGCTGCTAAATCTGCAAATATACCTATGGAACAAGGTGCACAACTAGAGCAGTTTAGTTGGACTATTGAAAAAAACAAAAAGTTAAATCAATTAAGAATTGATGATGCCCGTAAAGAATTTAACAATCTAGACCCTAGTGCTCAAGAAAAATTAAAGTTTTTATTTCCTGAGTCAGATTATCAATTGCCAGAACCAGGCGCTAGTAACTATGTTACTGGTGCAATCAAGACTGGCTTTAATGTTTTAAAGAGTCCGTTAGTTTTATTATTTAAAACTGCTGGTGTTTTTAATAGAGTAATTAATACACCTTACTTGTTAGCACGTCAGGCTGCACAAGGCGAAGGTTTGTTTACTAAAGAATCTTTTAGTGATGCTTGGGATGGCCGTAGAGTTTATGACCAAACTTCATTAAATGAGGCTGCAGATTACTTTGGTGTTGAAAAAGTAGAGATAGCAAAAGGTTTAATTGCTGGTAAAAAACCAGGTGAGATTATTGCCAGTGCTGGTGGTGCAATAAATGAAAAACTACTAGAGGCTTTAGAAGAAGCATACAACAATCCAGAAGAGTTTGAAAAAGTAATGGATGGCGTTAAGTATGCACAAGTATCTCCAGGTAGAGATGTAGCACGTGCAACTGGAGTTAAAGGTGTTTCTGGTCCTATAGATTTTATATATCAAATTGCTGTTGACCCATTAACTTGGATAACTGGCGGAGCAACTGCTGCTGCTAGAGCGGCAATGTTTGGTCTTAAGAATCAAACTGGTACTCAAATGCGTAAAACTATTGAGCAGTTTGGTGTTGCTGGAGTTAAAGATATATTCCAAGACAACAAAGACATAGTTAAATTATGGGATGACCAACTAGGTCCTGCTGTTAAAAGACTTAATGATGAACCAGATGAGATTGCTAAAATTGGAATTCGTAATGATATTAAAAGACGTTTTCCTGGGTATAACAACGATGAGGCTATTGATTTCTTAGAAAGAAATAATGTAGTTAATGCTGCTCGTGCTCAAACAGTTTTCTCTAATGTTGAGAATCTTTCTATGTTTATGGCTGGCAGAGTTAGTGGTGCTCAGTTCTTCCGTAATGGTATAGCAACTGCACGTAATCAACGTAGACTAACTGTTGGTGCTCAGAAAGCATTAAGTAACTTTTTAAATCCTAAATCTGGTACTACTAAAGAAATTGCTCAGTCAGTTGAGGAGATATCTAAGTTCCTTGTTAAGGCGGGTTCTACCCGTGAGGCTGAGTTAATAGGTCCAGAGATAGTAGACTTTGCAAGATTTAATAAAAAAACTCTTAAAGGACGTATATCTCTTCTTGCAGCACGTACTCCACAAAATCAAGAGATTAAACTTAATATTACTGACAGAACTCAATCTATTAAAAGTGCAGATACTTTCAGAAATACTGCAAGACAAGTATTACCAAAAGATTTATCAGAGGCTTTAACTATTAAGTTTATTAACTCTGATGCAAACGACCAAGTTGCTATGCTTCGCAGCCTTGATGTTGCAATTATGCAACGTTTAGGAATTGAAGGAACTGAAAAGGGTAGAGAATATATAAAGAAAACCCTTGATGAGAAATATGGTACTTCAGTTGGTGTTGCAGTAACTGAGAAACTAAATGTTCCAATAGGATTTGAAAATATTGTAT